TGGCTACAGCGGGCCTAACCTCCGACCGTCGGGGATTTATGGAAATGGAGAAAAAGGACGGAAAAGGTAACCGGGTAAAACCATCTCTAAAACTAGAAGATAAAAATACATAAATCATAGAGGGATCGGGAGATTAAAAACTGAGTGAGCTAAATTAATATAATACAGAATGGCAGAAAAGTTGTTGGAGTTTGGGTTGACGTAGGGGAGAGAGTCTCTGAATGATCGCCAGAGATCAGGGGAAGCCTGACCGGCTTGAAGCATGACACGGGCGCGGTAGGCAACGGCGCGCGCGCTGATATTGAGTGTGTGCTTTCCAAAAGTCCAACCACAAAAGGCGCCGTAAGGAGACCAAAAAGGCTTGAATTTCATTGCCCAATGTGAAGACTTGAAGAAAGGACTTTTTTTAAAATGGCCACAGATGATTGAGTCATCACCGGCAAAGGCCATGGTAGTGCCGGTGGGAAGGTCGAAGTAGAGAGTGGTGACGGCGAGGTTCCTGAGAGTGTTAAGGATCCAGGTGTAGCGGTCACCACTAGCTTGCATGACAGGAAAGCGGCCAAGATGTGTGTAAGAGTTCAAACGCCGATGTTGATACGCTTGAATATAGGAAAGGGGGAAATGCAACTGCTGCATAAGATACAAGTCGACGCCATGTAGGAATTCGTGTTCGACGCCGGCGTCCCAACCTGTGACATCGTTGCCAGTGACAGGTTTAGATGTGTCCCAGTGCCGTTCGTAGAGTTCGCCAAGTTCCTCGGGAGAAAGACGGGCATTCAAGATGATATTTTCCGGCAAGAGGCGGGCAACCTGTTTTTCCATATACAACGCATAAGCGGAGTCTTCAAGGGTGGTACCGACATGAACATTGGTTACAATTTGGCCTTTCTTTGGAGGGAGACCACGAGCTTCCAATTTTTTAATCCATTGTCCTTTGAGGAATGTGCGAAGGTACAAAGGGTCATCATGCGGTTCCCAGCTTTGCATGGTATTGTGCAGAGCGATGCCGGTCTTGTTAGTTGCCCAAGTAGTCACAGCCTCCTGGAGACATTCGGCTAGCAGTGCCTCATCAAGCTGCGGCGGCAATTTTGAAAGGTCAAGATGTCTCTTCAAAGCACTTTTCAAGGCGGAGGCGTTGCGTTTGACTCTAGTATCGCTGATTGTGGCCTGTTTTCGTGGACGCACGCGTTCGTGCATAGACCAAGCATAGAG